TTCAACTAACTTATGGGAAAAGTATCAAGGGGCTAGTGGTAGCTTTACCACTGTTGATTTAAAAACAATTACCGTAGTCGGTGGCTTAATCACAAGTATTGCATAATGAATGTAAACGAAAAATTACTGAATAAGGAAATATCTCATGCCATTGATGTGCTTGGGTACAGTAATGCTATAACCAAAAAGATTATTAACATACTTAACAAAGCAGATGCCAGCTTATACAGCAAACTTACTGCCGAATTAAACAAAGTCATACCTAGCCCAGAGAAAATAGGCAGAATCAAAGCATTATTACGCTCTGTAAACGATTTAAATACATCCGCCTATGCCAAGGTATCAGATCAATTAAATTCTGATCTACGCAAATTCACAAAAGCAGAGGTAGAGTACCAGCAGAATCTTATCGGCAGTGTACAGCCTGTTAAGGTGTTGCCCATTTCACCAGAGGCGGCTTATGCCTCTGCTATTGCTACACCATTCCAAGGCAAATTCCTAAGTGAGTTCTTAACTGGCATGGAAACGCAAAAAGCCAACTTAATCAGAGATGCGGTGCGGATCGGTTTCATTGAAAGCCAAACTACTGGCGAGATAGTGAATAAGATTAGAGGCACTAAGGCTCTAAATTACACTGATGGCATTATGAACATCACTAGAGCAAATGCAGAGTCGGTTGTATTGACTGCTATTGCCCATACCGCCAATGTAGCCCAGCAAGCCCTATATGATGCCAATGAGGACATTATCAAAGGCTATCGTTATACTGCAACACTAGATACACGCACTACGGAGTTATGCGCCAGCAGAGATGGCAACTATTACCCACTTGGTGAGCCTAAGCCATCGATCCCTGCCCACTTTAGATGCCGCAGTCGATATGTCGCTGTGATCAAGTCATTCAAGGAATTAGGGCTAGATGTAGATCTGCCAGAAAGCACTAGAGCATCGATGGATGGACAAGTGCCTGCTAAGACTACTTATCAAGAGTGGCTAAAGAATCAATCGGTGGCTAGGCAGAATGAAGTGCTAGGCGTTACTAAAGCGCAACTATTCAGAGATGGCAAACTCACGCTGGACAAGTTTGTTAGCCCTACTGGTCATGTATATACGCTAGAGGAATTAAAACAGCGTAATGCTAAAGCATTTGAAGCGGTGCAGGTTGTACAGGCAATCAGTGAGCCAGTGCAATTGACATGGAAAAAAGATACTCCGCAGGCTAGATTCCATGATGCCAGCTTTGCTGATGCGCCAGATTACATGGTCAATGCCATTGTTAAGTATGACGATCAACTTAAAGGCGTAACTGAAAAAAAAGGTGGGACATATTATAGTAGTAGCAAAACTATCGAAAATCCTGCCCCAGATAGCATTAAAAACCAAGGTACATGGCGGCATGAGTATGGACATTTCCTAGATAATGTTTTATCAGACGGAAAACAAACTTATAGAAGTAGTCAAAAGGATTTTGATGATATTCTTAAAGCTGAAACAGCCGAAATATTGATTAATGCTGGATTTGGGCGTAGAAGTAAATCTCAAATAGAGTTTAATGTTAAGAGGAAAGCAGAGATTGAGGCTTTACAGCAGGAAATGGCTAATATGGATATATTACAGGCTGATAAATTTGTTACTGCTAAAGCTAAAGAGATTGGATTTAATTTAGATAATTTAGATAAGTTTTTTAGGCAGGAAACAACCTATATAGATAGTGATACTACTACTATGTACCGTAAAGCATTGATGCTAGATGCTATTAAGAATAAAGATGTTTCATCATTCATGGTAAGTTTAAATGGTATAGATGATAGGGCTAATTATAGAAAAGGTAATATAGGTAAATTTTCTGATCTAGTAGGTTCTGCAACTAGAAATAAATTATTGGGGTGGGGTACTAATGGTAATGGCGGACACAGCAATGCTTATTACAGGGCTAGATCTGATAGGGCAAATACAGAAGTTTTTGCTAACTTAACTGCTTTATATGGATCACCAAACAAATTTTGGTCAGATGTAGTAGATGTATTTTATCCACAAACGGGTAAACTTTATAAGGGCATATTAAATGATTAACTTTGACTTAATGAGTACAGCCAATGTATCTAAAGAGGATTTGGAATACAGTTTAGCAGTAGAGCAGTATGTTAAGATGTTTGGATATAAACCATTTTTCGTTTGCTTGCCAGAGCCTACCATTGAGCAAATATTAAATGCCGTTAAAACGGGTGTAGAATTGTATATAGAGGAATCATCTCAAACGGAATATGAAATATAAGTTTTATTGGAATCCATTAGCCGTGCTAGTGGGTTTTGTTTCGTGGCAGTGCCACACAGTAATGAGCCAGTGGCTTAAATGACGGCAGTGCCGTAAAGGGGTATGAAATGAAAGTCGAGGAATTAACGCAAGATAAGTTAGATGGTTTATTAAGTAAATTTGAAGCGTTAGAGGAAAGTAATCGTGGTTTGAAGTCTGATCTGGTGAAACTAAAAGTTAAAGCCAAAGGTGCAGACATAGATCCAGAGGATTACGCAAATCTACAAAACCAAGTTGCTGAATTATCTGGCAGATTAGAGAATGATGGTAAATTAAGCAAAAAAGAGTTGGATCGTTTATCTGGACTTGTAAAAGAAAAAGATAGCGCATTAACAACATACTTACTTGATGCAAATTTAACTGATTCTCTGGCTAAATCTAAAGTTAAACCAGAACTCATGGATGCCGCAAAGGCATTGCTTAAAATGCAAGCCACAATCAAAGCTGAAAATGGAAACTACCAAGCTGTGATTGGTGATAAAGCACTAGGTGAGTTTGTAAAAGAGTGGGCTACAAGTGAAACAGGTAAACATTTTGTATCTGCTGAAAACAACTCTGGTGGTGGGGCGCAGGGTGGTAACAATAATTCTCAATCTAAGACTATTAGTAGGTCTGAATTTGATGCTAAGTCGCAATTTGAAAGAGCAACTTTAGCTAAAGACGGATTTAAAGTAGTCGATTAAACAAAGGAAATAAAATGGCTAATGTCTTAACAAACTTAGCGGCTGATTTATACAAAGCCGCAGATACAGTAGGTCGTGAACTTACTGGCGTAATCTCATCATCAACTATTAACGGTAATGGTTCAGAGCGTGTTGCTTTAAATGATGTAGTTCGATCACATTTTACCCGTCAAGTTAGTGCAGTAGATAATGCACCATCTATGACAATCCCAGAGGGTACTGATCAAACTGTTGATAGCAAAACATTGTCTATCACTAAATCCCGTGGTGTACAAATCCCTTGGACTGGTGAGGATATCCGTCATGTAAACAATGGCGCAGGTTTTGAAACTATTTACGGTGATCAAATCCGCCAAGCTATGCGTACTTTAACTAACGAAATCGAAATCGATTTGGCTACATCTGCTTACTTAGGCGCATCTCGCGCTTACGGTACTGCTGGTACTACTCCATTCGGTTCAAACTTTGATGATGTTGCGGAATTGCGTAAAATCTTAGTTGATAATGGCGCACCAATGAACGATGTAACAATGGTGTTAAATACTGCGGCTGGTACTAAATTGCGTAACCTTGCTCAATTACAAAAAGTAAATGAAGCTGGTAGCGGTGATTTATTGCGTAATGGCGTGTTATTAGATCTACAAGGCATTATGCTTAAAGAGTCTGCTGGCATCCAATTACCTGCTGTTGGTACTGGTTCTGGCTACTTAGTAAACAATGCTGGTGGTTATGCAATTGGCGCTACTGCAATCACTGTTGATACTGGTACAGGTACTATCTTAGCTGGTGATATCATCACTTTTGCTGGCGATACCAACAAGTATGTAGTAGCTACTGCTCTTGCCGCCAATGTGGTAACTATTGCCGCTACTGGTTTACGCAAAGCTGTTGCTGACAATGCGGCTATCACTGTAACTGCCGCCTCTACTCGCAATGTGGTATTCCAGCGCAATGCGTTAGAGTTGGCTATGCGTGCGCCTGCAATGCCAAACGGTGGTGATGCGGCTGTTGATGCAATGGTTATCCAAGATCCGTACTCTGGTCTAGTATTTGAAGTGCGTGCTTACAAAGGATTCCAAAAAGCAATGTTTAATGTATCTGCGGCATGGGGTACTAAATTGTGGAAACCAGAATTTGCGGCTGTATTATTAGGCTAGTAATTCAAGTGGGAAATCTCTTAACAGGGGTTTCCTGCTGGGCTTATTAGATCATTAGGACTTAATATGAGTTTAATCGTAGAAAATGGAACTGGGCTGGTCAATGCTGAAAGTTATATTAGCGTAGCTGATGCCGATACTTACCATTCAAATCGTGGTAATACCGCATGGGCGAGTTTAACGACAGGCGTTAAAGAGCAATCACTACGCAAAGCTACTGATTACATAGAGCAGGTCTATCGTTTACGATTCTTAGGATACCGTCATACAGAATTGCAAGCGTTAAGTTTTCCCAGAGATGAAGTTCAACGCAGGGATTTTACTTACTTAAACCAATTTTCTTTTTATGCCAATGATGTAGTGCCAATTGAAGTGGCTAATGCTTGCGCTGATCTAGGCTTACGTGCATCTACTACCGAATTAGCCCCAGATATTGCTCGTATTACTAAGCGTGAGAAAGTTGGTAGCTTAGAGATTGAATATGATGATACTAAGCCTGCTTATGTGAAGTATCGTGCTATTGATAACTTACTAGCCCCATTCTTAAACAGCGCATCTGGCATAAGTCGTGAGGTAGTGCGGACATGAACTATAACGCCCTAAAAAATACGGCTCGTAACTTACTTGCTAGTTTTGGGCAGTCTATGACTTTGACTAAATATTTAGTGGGTACTTATGATCCTACTACTGGTCAAAATAGTTCTACCACTAGCACGACAACCGATATTGGCGTTATTCTGCCGTATCAATACATGAATGGCGGTGATCAATCATCTGCTGGCAGTCTTATTAAAGAGGGCGATCAACAGGTATTTATACAATTGCCAGTTGCGCCAACCCCTGCCGATACATTAACGGTAGGATCTGTTACTTATGATATAGCCAACATAAAGGCTATTGAGCCTGCTGGCATTAATGTTTTATATGAGTTACAGGTAAGAAAATGATTTCGGCTAATGCTGAAACTTTAACTTTTGATTTAGCCAAGATATTAGAGAAGTCAAAAGCCAATGCCTCGCAAGTTGCTAGAGCCATTGCGCTAGAGTTAGAGTCAAGGGTTGTACTTAAAAGCCCAGTAGATACTGGCAGATTGCGTGGTAATTGGAATGTGGGTATTAACTCTGTCAATACTACTGAATACCCAGAGGATAGATCTGGCAATCAAGCTGATACAAGGGCTTTAGGCGCATTATCTAAGTTCAAGGTAGGTGATACTATCTGGATAACAAATAACCTGCCCTATGTAGCAAAGCTAGAGTATGGGCTATATGGAAACGGTGCTAAAACAGTCGGTGGTTATTCAAAACAAGCCCCACAAGGGTTTATACGAATTACCTACCTAGAGGTAATGGGTGCTTTTGAAAACATAGGCAATAAGGTGGTCAAATGAGTTTAGTTAAAATAAGTGCGGCATTTGAAAAGCGTTTAGCTACTATTGCCAGTAACTTGCCTACTGCATTTGAAAACACTGTATATGCCCCAGTAGAGGGTACTGCTTATCAGCGAGTAAGGTTATTGCCTGCTCAACCAGAGAATCCAACATTAGGTGATGGATATTATAGAGAAGTCGGTTTTTTTGAAATCATGTTGTTTTATCCGATTAATAAGGGTAGAGGATCTGCTCAAGCGAAAGCAGAGGCAATTAAAGCGCATTTTGCTAGAGGATTAGCAATGACTGAAAGCGGATTGGTTGTTAAGGTGATGCGGACTCCAATAGTCGGATCTGCAATACAAGATGATAAGAATTATATTTTACCTATTTCCATTAACTATTTTGCGGAAATAACCCCGTAGTAAGCCGTAAAAGGCACTTATCGCCCATTTACGGGCTTAACTTGAAAGGAAGTCAAAATGGCAACAGCACAAGGTATAAATAAGCTACTCGTAGCTAAAAAAGAATCAACATGGGGTACTAAAGCATCCGCATCTGGCGCATCTTACTACCGCAGAGTAACTGGCTCATTCCAGTTGGAAAAAGATACATATAACTCAAATGAGATCCTGCCATCTCAACAAATGCGAGATATGCGTCATGGTACACGCAAATCTAGTGGATCTATTAGTGGTGAATTGTCTGGCAGTGCTTATGAGGAATTTATCCAAGCCGCAGTGCGTAAAGATTTCGTAACTGGCGCTACTACTGGTGCTGTCATTACCATCTCTGCAACAGTTGGTACATTTGTGCGCTCTGCTGGCTCATTTGTTACTGACGGTTTTGCCGTAGGTAATGTGATCAACTCAAGTGGTTTCGTAGCGGCTGGTAATAACGGCTTGTTTGTCATTACTGCCATGTCTGCAACTGTTTTAACAGTTAGCCCATTAGCAGGTCAAACTCAAGTAATTGTGGCGGCTGGCGCATCTGTAACACTAGCTGAAAAAGGTAAAAAGACTTTTGTACCATTAACATCTCATACAGATGATAGCTTTACAGTTGAGGAATGGCATCCAGATGCAACAATCTCAAGAGTGTTTACTGGTCAGCAAGTAAACTCAATGGCTATTGCTTTACAGCCAAATGCTATGGCTACCATTGATTTTGGCTTTATGGGTAAAGACGCTGAAACTGCTACATCTAGTGCTTACTTTACAACTCCAACCGCTATTGGTGGTGAGGGCATCTATTCTGCCCCAGATGGCGTATTGCTTGTAAATGGCGTAGTTAATGGCGTTGTTACTGGCTTAAATATCACAGTAGATAATGGCATCCAACAAACTGCGGTAATTGGCTCTAACACAATTGGTGCTAAATCAAGGGGTAAAGTTGCTGTTACTGTTGAGGGTTCTGCCATATTCCAAGATACAACTATCTTAAATTACTTTGATGCTGAAACAGAAGTTAGTCTTACTTATGTACTAACTACTGCAAATAATACTGATGCGTTTGCAATTCATTTGCCAAGAGTAAAAATTGGATCTGCATCTACCAATGATGGTGAGAATGTAGTTATCTTGTCATTCAGTGGTGTTGCTCTTGAATATACTGGATCTGCGGTAGGTGTTACACAAACTACAATCCAAATCCAAGATACTACTCTGTAACGGTTTAGTCATACCTAGCGAAAGCGAAAAGGTAGTTGCCCTCTACTCTGGTATGACTTCTCAAATTGGGCGATAAAGGGCTTAACATGAAACAAATTGATATTACCTCGTTTAACGCAATCAAGGATTCAGAACAGGGCTATGATCTTGAGATGAAATCTGCTGATGGTCAAGATACAGGCATAGTATTTACTATCTATGGCAAGTATGCAGAGCCAGTTCAAAAATGGTCTAAAAAGATATTTTCTGAATATCAGCGTGAGATAGAACTTGCAAAGCGTAAAGGTAAAGAGCCAGAGCAAAAGACACTTGATGAGTTGCGTGAGCAAAATGTACAAGGTGCTGTCATTCGTGTAATTGGCTGGAAAAATGTCAAACAAGAGTTTAGTGCTGAATTATTAAAGACAGTTTTACTAAGTAATCCGCATTTTGTTGATCAGATCATCGAGGAAAGCGATAACGCAGGAAATTTCACGAAAGCCTTGTAAACGAGTTACTAGAGTATTGCAAGGCTGAATTTGCGTTAAATAAGATTAGTGGGGATGGTAAGCATACCATTCGGCAACATTACATATCTGCGAATATTCCAAAAGAACAATGGGGTATTCCAGATATGCCACAATCGCTGTTTTATATCTGGGCATGGTTTGTTAAACTGCATGGCACTAGATCATCTGGGATGGCTATTAATCCTATCAGTTTCCAAGAGATTTATTCATTTTGTAAACTTTATGGCATTATAATGTCGGAATGGGAAATTGATCTAATACGCCTACTTGATGGTACTGCTTTAACGGAAATGCAAAAGGATAAATGATGGCTGTTGATATTCTAAATTTAGGCTTTAAAGTTGATACTTCTCAAGTTAAGACAGCATCTAAGGATCTTGATAATCTAAGCAATTCTGCGAAAAAAACCAATGAATCATTAGCTGGCATGAGTACCAGTTCAAAGAAAGCCAGTTCTGATGCTACTGCATTATCTGGTGCTGTCGGCAATCTAGCAAAAGCCTATGTAGCAATACAAGGCGTAAGAATGTTTGCTGATATTGCTGATGAGCAAACAAAATACATTGCTCAATTGCGTGTTGCCACATCCTCTACTGATGAATTTAATCAAGCCCTAGCCTCATCTCAAAGAATTGCCAGCATTGCTCAAGTAAGCATTGCGTCAGTCGCTACTGTCTATGCCCGTTTTGCTAACGCATTAAAAGATGCAAATGTATCACAAGCGCAAATTGGCTTAGTGGCAGAAAATGTGGCGTTGGCATTAAAAGTATCTGGTGCTGGGGCGCAAGAGGCATCTGCCGCCATGTTGCAATTATCTCAAGCGTTTGGATCTGGCGTGCTTGCTGGTGATGAGTTTAGGACAATGGCTGAAACTGCGCCAAACTTGATGAGAGTATTAGCTGAATCAATGAAAGTGCCAGTAGGTCAATTAAAAGCATTAGCTGGCGAGGGCAAGATTACTGCTAATGAATTACTAAAAGCATTTGGCGATAATGCCCTCAATGAAAAACTAAAAGCACAAGCGGCAGACATTACAACAATCGCTGGCGCATGGACTAACTTCTGGGAACAAATTAAATTAGTTATTGCTGGGTTTGGTGAGCAAAGTGGAATTACTGATGCTCTTACTGGATCATTAAACGCATTGACTTCGGCTATGCAAAAAGCCAAAGGTCTTTTCCCGTCAGCAAAAACATACAATCCAGATCAGCAAAAATTATTAGATGAGCAGAATTTAGCCTTTTTAAGCAAAAAAGGTGCTTTAGGTTTAAGAGAGGAAGAAAGACTTAAACGAGTTTTAGAGTTAGAGAAAAAGCTAGGCATTACCTATGGATCACGCATAGGCGGTATTAATGCCATAACTCCACAAACAGCCCCTATGCCAAATTTTACTGGCACTGTATTGCCAGTTGATGTAGATAAATTACATAAACAACAAGAGGAAACTGCCCGTAAGAATAAAGAGGCGGCATCTGCGGCAAGTGAGGTGGAAAAGGCAAACCGTGAACTATTAACCAGTATTAAAGAGTTAGTAGATGGTGAAAGAACTAACATCCAAGTATTGCAAGACAAGTTAGATCATAACGATAAGATTACACCTAAAAATAGAGCGTTGGCTCAAAGCAATTTAGATTTAGCTAGAACATTAGATGTCGAGGCGGCAAGTTTAGAGGCTTTTAATAAAGGTCTGGAAAATGAGGCTGATCTATTAAATCAAGTGGCTGATGAGCAAAAAGCCCATGAAGCTAAAATATCTGCGGCATATACATCCATGTCAGAGGATCTAACCAGAGAGAATGAGGATCTTAATGCCAAGCTAATTACTAATGATAGAGAAAGAGCAACAGAGCAATTAAGAATAGAGCATAACCGTAAAATGGAAATGATCCAAAGCATGACTGATCAAGGTGATGCTCAAGATGATTTAATAGCAAGAGAGATGGAAAACTATCGTTTACGCAATCAAGAGTTGCAAACATCTCAAAGCATAGTTAAGGATCTAGGATTAACATTTACCAGCGCATTTGAGGATGCCGTTGTTGCTGGTAATAAGCTATCAGATGTATTGCAAAGCCTATTGCAAGATATATTAAAACTTGTAACACGCCAATTAGTTACAAATCCATTAATGGGCGCAATTGGCGGTGCATTGCAGAACATATTACCTGCCAGCATGGGGGGTTATACTGCATTACCAGATACATCCGCTAATTATTATTCTGCTAGTCCAGTTCAAAGTGCTAACGGCAATGTGATGACTCCAAATGGTGCAATGAAACTTAATAACTATGCCAATGGCGGTATTGCTACAAGCCCACAGGTTTCAATTTTTGGCGAGGGCAGAATGAATGAGGCTTATGTACCATTACCAGATGGTCGATCAATCCCTGTCAGCATGAAAGGTGGCGGATCAAATGTGCAAGTGGTGGTCAATAACAATACACCAGCGCAAGCTACAACCAATGAAACAATTGATAGTCGAGGCAACCGTAGGATCGAGGTTACAATCAGTGAATTAGTAGCTGGTGAGATCAAGCGGAATGGAAGTTCTGCCAATGTTGCAATCAAAAATACTTTTAACTCTCAACCAAAACTAATAGGGCGATAATTATGGCGGCTTATACTTTTCCTGCAACTTTACCGCAATTTGTTACTACAAGTTATGCTGAATCCTCTGGGGTTCTTACAATGATTACGCCTATGGATATGGGATCTGCAAAAATGCGTAGGCGAGGTATCAGACCAAATAACTTTGATGTTACCTTTATAATGGATAACACTCAAATTGCTACACTTGATTCATTTATTAAAACAACCATCAAAGGCACTGCTAGGTTTGATTTCCCACATCCTAGGACTAGGGCATCTATCGAGGTAAGAATCATACCAAATTCAGATGGGGCATACTATAATATTGGTTATCTAGGTGTAGAGCATTACACAATTTCAATGAAGTTAGAGCAAATGCCATGAGTAGATTAGGATCGTTATCACCTGCCGCTTTAAAGGCAATGTTTAGCCAAGATGCTGACGATACCTTAGCTGTTTTGGTAACAATAAGTGGAACTGGATTACCAACTCCCATTAGAATTGCTGATAACTATACACAGCGATTATCTGAAACAGATGATGAGGTTATTTATGGTCTTATAAGCAGATCAAATAATTTTGTTTTTATTCCATTTAATATAAATTTGCCAACAGAGGAAACAGAATCCGCCCCTAGATGCCAAATTACAATTAATGATGTAACTAGATATATTATCCCTATGATTCGTGAGGCAAGCGTTACATTAAATGTATTAATTGAACTTGTTTTAACTAGCACACCTAATGTTGTAGAAGTTGCTTTTGATGGATTTTTAATGTCTGGAATTAGCTATAATGCTAATAGTGTTACAGCAGATTTAGTTGTTGATAGTTTATCCGCAGAGCCGTTTCCTGCTCATACTTTTACCCCGTCTTATTTCGCAGGGCTATTCTAATGCACAATTGGTGGAATGATTACATAACAATCCCATATAAAAAGATGGGTAGAGATGCTGATGGATTGGACTGCTGGGGTTTAGTGCGTCTAATATACAAAGATCAATTTAATATTGATTTACCGTCTTATGCAGATGAATATAATGCTGATGATAATCATAGTAGCCTTGCCGAATTAATCGCCATAAGCAAAGAGAACTGGACTAAAACAGACAATCCAATTGTTGGCGATGTTTTGCTACTTCGTGCAGAGGGAAGTTTATCTCATGTTGGTATTGTTATTTCGCCTACGCATTTTATCCATGTTTTAGAGGACATTAATGTTGCGGTTGAGAGATATGATCAAGGCAAATGGAAAAATCGCCTAGATGGGGCTTATCGTTATGATAGCAACCTATCTGTTGGTGATATATCTATTGTTGCTTGCCCAAATCCATTAAAGAATGTGCGTATTGATGGTCATGTACCTGCTAATTCTACTATTAATGAAATTGTAGAATATATTAAAAAAGAATATGCCTCTGATTTGCACATAGATAGTAATGTAGCCATTATGGTGAATGGCGTGCCAGTGCCACAAGAGCAATGGGATATGAAGCCCGTCAATGGGGATATGATTCAGTATCGTGCCGTTGCTGGTAAGGGTGCATTTAAATTAATTGCTACTATTGCCGTTGTGGTTGCCGCAGCTTACTTTGCCCCTGCTGTTTTAGCTGGGTTAGGCATTGAAGCTACTGCTACTGCTCTTGCTATTGCTCAAGCCTCAATTTCAATTGTAGGTACATTATTACTTAATGCAATATTTCCAATAAGACCACCAACAGCACCAGAAAGTGCTGGAACTGCTGAAAATCAAAATTTATTACAAGGTGGTAGCAATCAACCAAATCCCTATGGGGCTATCCCAGTCGTATTGGGAAAAATGAGATTTACCGCCCCATTAGGTGCTCAAATTTATGTTGAAGCTAATGCCGATACATCTTATTTAAGAATGTTATTAGTTTGGGGATATGGCGGTTTGCAAGTATCAGATATGCGTATTGGTGATACTGAAATTAATACTTTAGAGGAATTGCAAATTGAAACATTGCATGGGTTTAAAGATACAAATGTATCTAGGAATAGATTTAATTCTATTTACCCAAAAGATGTTGAGCAGGAAATAATTAATTTAACTCTTAGTGGATCAAATGATAGTCCACCTAGCGCATGGGTAGAAAGAACAATTAATGAATTATGTACATCAATTAATGTAATTTTGCATTTTCCAGAGGGCTTAAGGCGAATTGCTTTAGATGGCGATAATGCAGGAAAAATATTTTCAACTCCATTTACTGGCGATGTTCAAATACGAGAAGTTGATCCAGACACATTAGCCCCACTTACAGCTTGGGGTAATATTGAAAAAACTACTTCAGAAGTAAAACTTGATATTGGTGCAAGTTTTTATCAAATAATTAGTGGTTATTTGTATCAGCAACCTACTTCTGTTTATCAATGGAGTAGCATAATTTTAGATAAATATAATAAAATTATAGTTAGAAAGGGATCATATACCGCAGATCCAAATGCAGATCCAAGTGGTGAAATATTAGCAAGATTAAAAAAAGATACAAGAAACTTAAATACAACTTATTCAAGATTGGCTGTTATTCAGCCAACCGAAACTGAATTATGGCGAGTTTGTTTATACGGTACTACTGTTTATCAAACTGTTGATTTAAGATCATCTATAGATGGCACTTACAGTGGATTTAATTTAACTACCACTGCAATATTGGGGAATATTGGATTTTCACCTTTTCAAGATGTAGTTGGTCGATTTGTAACTTTATCTGCTGGATCAATTGATAGAACAGGCAGAACTCAAACTATTAGTTTAGGCGTTACTGGAACAAGTTTTGTTAAACGCAAAGATGCTTTTAGCTACAATGTTTCATTTGATGTACCTTATGGCAAATATCAAGTTAGAGTAAGGCGAATTACATCAACATCAGATGAGGAAACTGTTAGTGGTGTTAAATACCATTATTATCATTCATCTATATTGTCTGCTATTACTGCTTATGGCAATACTAGACCAGTTGTAGAGCCTAAACCATTGGCAATGTCAGCCATTCGAGTTAAAGCCACTGATCAATTTAATGGCAATTTAGAGGGAATATCAGCTACCTTACATTCGATTTGTAAAGATTGGAATGATGCAACTTCTACTTGGATTGAAAGACCAACTAGGAATCCAGCTTCATTGTTTAGATATGTATTACAACATCCAGCAAATGCAAAAGCATTGCCAGATTCAAAAATTGATCTTAATGCTTTAATTGAATGGCATGATTATTGTAATGAAAATGGTTTTACTTACGATAATGTCATTACAAGTCGCAGAAGTTTATTAGATGTATTAAAAGATATTTGTGCGGCTGGCAGATCCTCACCAACATTAAAAGATGGGGTATGGACTGTAATTACAGATAAGCCTCGTACTACTACATCTCAATTTTTTACACCACATAACTCTTGGGATTTTGAGTCAGTAAAAACATTGCCAACTATTCCGCACGCTTTTAGAGTGCCATTTATGAATAGTGAGCAAGGCTTTCAACCAGATGAGTATGTTGTTTACAATGATGGTTATAATGCCTCAAATGCTACGCTTTATGAGCAAATCAATTTAAATGGCGTAACTGTTAGAGAGGCAATTTATAAACACGCCAGATTCCATTTTGCTCAAATTAAATTACGCCCAGAAACTTATACGCTTAATGCTGATATTGAGCATTTGGTATGCACTAGAGGTGATTTAGTTAAAGTTAGCCATGATGTGCCGATGTGGGGATTGGGATCTGGTCGGATAGTATCAAGAGTTACATCTACTCAATTAGAGTTAGATGAGTTAATGCCAATGGATGCTGGTATTCAATATACCATTAGGATCAGATTAGAGGATGGCACTAGCGTTACTCGTACTGTTAGCGCAAAATCAACTGATGGTAATTATAATATTATTGATCTAACTGCGTCTGTTACAACAACACAAGCCGCAAGTGGTAATCTATTTATGTTTGGCGCATTGAACAGTGAAACATCTGATTTGATAGTGCAAAGTATTGAGCCAATTTCCAATTTAACTGCTCGGATTACACTGGTGGATTATTCACCTGCTGTCTATGATAGCGATACTGAAACAATCCCTGCCTTTGATAGCAATATAACTTTGCCGCCTACATTATTACAGCAAAAAATTACTGTAAGTCCAACTATAAGTACAATTGTTAGTGATGAGTCCGTAATGATGGTTTTATCACCTAAAAGTTATATGTACAGAATTAAAGTTGCATTTACAAACCCCAAAACTTTACCTTTAATAGCAAAATATCTTGAGGGGCAAATAGATTATTCAGATGATGCCGCATTGTTATGGCAAACAACAAAAACTGTGCCTATTCGTGATGGGTGTATTTACTTTGATGATGTGCAAGAGTCAAGCGTATATAAGATGCGGTTGCGTTATGTAACTGATGATGGTCGTACTGGATCGTGGGTATATTCAAGCAATCATACTGTTGTCGGAAAATTAAATCCGCCATCTACTCCAACTGGCGGCAGTACATCTATTTTTAATAATAAAGTTAAATTGCAGTGGAATGATAATTTAGAGCCAGATATTTATGGATATGAAGTTCGCACTACTAATAGTGGATGGGGAACTGCTGGGTATGTATATAGAGGGGTATCCTCTGAATGTTTAGTTGCTGGTAGTTCGACTACTTATTATGTTAAATCTATTGATGTTGTAAACCTTTATAGTTTAACTGCATTATCTATAACATTTACGCCAAGTGCCGTAACGCCAGTAAGCACAATTAATTTTCAATTCCAAGATACAAGTTTAACCAATGCAAGCATTACATTGGATTGGGCTGATGTTACAACTCAACTTGGATTAAGTCATTATATTGTTGCTTATGAATCAACATCAATTACAGCAAGAACATCTACTATTGTTTTGCCAGCAAATTGGATTGGTAATAGAGTGTTTAGCATTAAAACTGTTGATACCAATAATGTAGAATCAGCGCCTACGGCAATAACGGTAACTAAATTAGCGCCAAATTCAGTATTAAATTTAAGGGCGCAAGTTATTGATAATAATATTTTGCTGTATTGGAATATGCCTACTGCTACAACTTTGCCAGTGCAAGATGTATTGGTTAAAAAAGGTAATGTATTTGCAACTGCCGAAATAATCGGACATAAATCTGGTGGATTTACCAGCTTGTCAGAGGTAGTTGCTGGTACATATACCTATTGGGTTGAGGTGCGTGATACAGATAATAATTACTCAACTGCACAAAGCATATCAGTCAAAGTAAGTGAGCCGCCAGATTTTGTATTTAATGCCTCTTATGCTAGTAATTTTACTGGCACTAAATCATCATCTATTAATGATCAAGGTGGAATATTAATTCCTGTTAATACAACTGAAACATGGGCAGATCATTTTACATCTCGATCATGGGCAGATCCTGCGGCTCAAATTGCGGCTGGTTATCCAATATTTATTCAACCAAGTGCAACCAGTGGTTATTATGAGGAAGTATTTGATTACGGTACTGTATTAGGTAGTAGTCAAATTACTGTTACTTATACTGGCAATACAATCGCTACTACTGCTACCGTATCTATTGATATTTCCGTATCGGATGATAATGTTACTTATACAACATATAATAATGTAACATCATTATTTGCTAGTGCATTTAGATACACAAAAATTCGTTTTAATGTTTTAGCCAATGCTACTGGAATCTATTTATTAAATTCATTGAATGTATTATTAAACGCAAAATTAATTAATGATGCTGGTAGTGCAAGTGCAGTTTCAACAGATGCAAATGGCACTGTTATTAATTTCAATAAAGAATTTTTAGATATAACAAGCATTACAGTTTCACCAAATGGCACTACATTATTAACTCCAGTTTATAATTTCCAAGGTGCTATAATTACAGGCACTTATTCAGTAACAAGTAATGTGGTAACAATTAGTGCTACTGGACATGATTTAATTGCTGGGCAAAAAGTAAGATTAAATTTTACAAGTGGAACTGCGCCAAATGGCGTATATAGTGTTGCCAGTGTTGTTAATGCAAATCAATACACAGTAAACATAACAACCAGCAATACAAGTGGGAATATAAGCACATACCCAGAGGGATTTAGAGTTTATTTATTTAATAGTGCTGGTACAAGAGTTAATGGCACAATCTCTTGGTCAGTAAAAGGATATTAAGATGGCAGATCATAGTAAACCAACCAATACCAGTTTATATACTAACTATACAAGCGAAATAGATTCTCGTTTTGATGATATAACTATTGGATTAGATCCAGCATTAACAACTGCAACTAATTTGCCAACTGGTGCAATTCGTTGGACTAGCGCATCAAATAAATGGCAAAAATGGTCTGGTAGTGCTTGGGGTGATTTAAGTAGTTCATATTCAATTAATATAAACGGTACTTTAGGGGCTACTACTCCATCTACTGTGGCTGCTACTACAATTAGTGCTAGTGGAGTATCTACATTCTCTGCTGGCTCTGCTGGCGCACCTGCCATTACTACTACTGGTGATACCAACACAGGTATATTCTTCCCTGCTGCCGATACCATAGCGTTTGCTGAGGGGGGTACGGAGTCAATGCGCCTTGACTCATCAGGCAACGTGGGGGTTGGTATAACTCCTAGTGCTTTGGTCAGTACAGGGGGAGGAAGTGGGAATATTGCAATAGCTGGTAGTTTATATACTGATGATGGAATAAACCTTTGCTCTAACTTTCAATACCTATCTGGATATAAGTTCTACGGAACTGGATATGCTGCACAGAACTACTTTGACAAGTCAACAGGTGGTACATATTGGCGCACATCAACGGCATCTGGCACTGCTGGTAATACCGTAACTTGGTCAAGCCCAGCAATGACACTAGATGCTAGTGGGAATTTAGGTCTAGGTGTAACGCCTAGAGCATGGACAAGTGCTAGTGGATTTAGGGCAATTGATTTTACGTATGGGTCAGTCTATAACGCTACTAATACTATGGGTATGACTCAAAATGCTTATTACAATGGAACTAATTTCATTTATAACCAAACATCATTAGCCTCGTATTACTATCAAAATGGTGGTACACATAACTGGTACACAGCCCCATCAGGTACAGCAGGTAACGCTATAACATTCACAGCAGGAATGGCATTAGATGCAAACCGTAGACTTTCTGTCGTATCACAAGGAAACGGATACAACCCAATTGCTGTAACTGCTGGAACAAGGTTTTGCGCTATATTGGCTTCATCAAATAATGGATTGTCCACTGCAAGCTATGGGGGCGCAAGTACAGCAGACACAGCATTTCTAGTAGGTAAAGATAGTGTAACAAGTAGGTCTATAAATGCTGGCGGTACAATTAACGCGTCTGGTGCTGACTATGCTGAATACATGACTAAAGCAGATGATTTTGTCTTAGCCAAAGGCGATGTGGTTGGTATTAATTCAGATGGTAAATTAACTAATGTATATGCAGATGCAGTTTCATTTGTAGTTAAATCCACAGACCCATCTTATGTTGGTGGTGACACTTGGGGTTCAGCAGAAGCTATTAATTTAATAATCCCTGAACGACCAGTTCGTGCAGAAGATGATACAGACGAAACATTTGCAGATAAAGAAGCTCAATACGATGCAGAAAAAGAAATATTTGATGAAACAATAGAAGCAGCTCGTCAGTTAGTAGACCGTATAGCATTTGCTGGTCAAGTGCCTGTTAATGTATTAGGTGCAACAGCAGGGCAATATATCATCCCTGTAAACGACAACGGTGCAATTAAAGGCGAGGCAGTGACAAGCCCAACCTTTGAGCAGTATCAAGCAGCCGTAGGTAAAGTCATTGCGATTGAAGCTGATGGCCGTGCAAAAATAATTGTAAAAGTAGCTTAAAGGAAAAATTATGGCAATCCTTCT